ACAGCGGTTCCTGCACCAACAAATGCCTTGGCTGAACCTGTAGTGGCCCCTATTCTAAGCGGCATTCCCTCGTAGTAAGTGCCGGATGCTACCGGCCACTGCTGTATCGCAGGAGGAGCGCCGTTTAGGGTCTTGATAAACAAGAACCCGGAATTGGTACGTGCCATAGTAATAGCACTCCTTTCGTTTTACTGAAATCACTTGCGTTCGTGGGTGTCCTGCGAGGGGCCACTTGTATTGGTGGATTGTCGCTCGTGAGCGGTCCGTGGTTGTTTACTTTTCTGTATTGCGTCGGTTATCCGTGGGGCCGACTAGTCTTCGATGGTCGCGTAAACACTGTCGATGTCAACGAGTAAATACTCATCGTCATCGAGTGTTATAAAGTTGCCGCCATACTTGGCGTAGATGACCTTACCGCCGACTTTGAGTTCATCGCAGTCAGGCGATACGGCTGCCACGGTACCACGTAGTGGCTTCTTCTGTGCTATATCAGGAAGGAGTATTCCGCCCTCCGTGACTTCTTCTGTTGGGTCCGGTTTAATCAGGACCCTGGTTCCGATAATCTTGAGCATGTATCCCCCCCCTATGCCAACTGGTGACGCTTGCCACCATACTCCTGGTAGTTGTCGCCGCTGTTGTATGTGCCGCCGGTCTCTGGGTCTCCGGCCTGAAATCCTTTGTCGCGCTGTTCGTCAAGTGCTCTACGGTCGCGAATCTCTTTCTCGACCTGCTCACGCGGCCCCACCATCAGCAGCAAATCCCCGTTGCGGATACGTCCGTCAACGTCTTTGTAACCATCATGACCTTCCAGCACATCCTCAGTAGAAGCAAACCTGAACTGTTTCTGCTGATGCCTGCGTATGGATTTGTCAGAATCGCGCACCCAATACGAATGTAGGTTTGCATCCTTCAATTCCGTGCCCTTGGCTACCGGCTTCAACCGTTCGTCTCTGTCCCTAACCTCGACTTTAGCCATTATCGTTCATCCCCCCTTGAAGAGGCGCGACCAACCACTTCATCGCGTGCCTTGCCTTTGATCCCAAACGAATCGAACATGTCCCTTGCTCTATCGTCGAGGGGTATGCATTCATCTCTATCACGCGAACCCTCCGGCGATCCAAGGCCGATCTTGTCGATGACTTCCTTGCGTGCTTTCGGATCATCCTTCGCGCTTGACGCCTTTTTGCGGGACCACTGGCCGACCACGGCGTTATATGCCTGTTCGCATATTGCCGCCGCCTGCTGAGGATTGGCAAGAACCGCATCGTCCACTGTCTCGAGTATTGCCTCGTATTCGTCCTGCACCTCACGGAATAACGGATCGGACTTCCTTGCCGCGATCTCGCGCTTCATATTGGCGCGTGCATTCTTCTCTACCTGCCGCATCTGGGTGAGCAACATCTGGTTTACCTGCACCGCTGCCTGTGCCGGGTTTTCAAAGAACTGGTCATTGAGTTGCTGGATATAGTCGTTGCCCTGCGGCTGCTGGGGCTGCTGTTGTGTCGAGTAGTTCTGCAACTGCTGTTTGTACTGCTCGACTTCGGCCTCTAACTGCGAGGCCCGCGTCGTGCTCTCGTGTATCTTGCGTTCGGCTTCCTTGTAGGAACTCACCAGGTCATCCTGGGTTTTGAACTTACCAGCAATAAGCTGCTGTTCGTCGTTCCCCCCGCCTTCGGGTTGTGGCTCCTGGCCGCCCTCCGGTCTATCAACGTCGTCCATTACTTACCTCCGTTTTTTGGTTATGTCCGCCAACCTTGCCCTTGGCAGATTGGCAAACGCCTTTAATGTGCGGATTCGTTCCTGCAAATCTCGAACTTCTTCAAGGCTCTGCGTTGTGTCGCGATTGACAAGCCGGACAGTGCATGCACTAATCTGTTCCTGCGCCCACTGCGTGACGGCCTCCCACTGCGGAACGAGTCCTTCCCACTGTTCTATCTGTAAATCCAAACTACTTTCGGACATTCTGACCAACCATCTGTGCGCGTCTCGCAGCTTCTACAGCCCTTGCCTGCTGCTGCATCAACTTAGCTTGGTTCATCTGCCCGTCAACATCCTGCTGGCCTGCCTGCTGCTGCATTTGTTGCTGTTGCTGCATCTGCTGTTGCTGCTGAATGGCCGCCTGCTGTTCCATCTGCTGTTGAGCCATCATCTGTTGCTGCATGGCTTGCTGCTGCTTCATCACCTGAATATCTTGCTCGGTGCCGATGTAGCTTTCGGTATTATCTCTATCGAAGCTATTGAGCAGGTCGCGAGTAACGTTGTAGATTCGCATTGGGTCTTGAATAACAAGGGGGTTGGGCGGAGCACCCTTCATTCCAAGCAGAAGCATATACATATTCAGAGCGGCTTCACGTTGGCCGTTCTTGTCGGATGTGCCGGTATTACCGTGGGCTATGAAGTCCCATCGCTTCCGCAAGTCGGCGCGTGTAACCTTCGGAACCTGCTGGCCAGTCATCGGATCGTCGGAAACATGGAGGGGATTGACTTTTGTGCCGGTGAGTTCGGCTATCTCTTCATCGCTCATAAACTGATACATCAGCCCTATGACTTGTTCGCCGACTTCGGTAACCGACTGCTGGAGTCGTTCTATCACATCACCAAGTCTCAAACCACCCTGATTAGATACAAGCTGAATCTCGCCAAGCGTCTTCTTTGAATCAGTTTCGCGTCCAGCCGCAGCGTCATTCACTGCTGAAGAACGCTCAGCATAGTCAAGGGCTATCGCTTCAATGTCACCACCTGGTATAAGTGGGTTGATCACCAGTTCTTCGAGGTCGTCCTGGTCGGTAACTTCTATTACTGCTCCAGGATGCACCCTCACATCGTCAACCATCAACTCGCCACTCTTACGCTTCTTGAACGCCTTACTGATAGCCAACGTAGTGGCATCTGAGCGTTGATTATGAATGGTGTTGAGTTCCCGCTGCATGTGCTCTATCTTCTGAGCAAGTGGGATACCAAAGAATCTCTTTGCCCTGCCGAAGCAACGATATCGTATGTAGTATCTGCGACCGTGCTTATACGGGAACTGGATAGCCCTCACAATTGTGCCGGTCTCTTCCTCCAGCACAAACACGCAGTCCTCAAGCAAGCCGTCGCCATTAGCATCGTAACCAGCGATCACTTCCCAGAACTTGAACTCGTCATAGTCAACGGCCTCGATATCCTGCCGCTTAATGTCCTCGTGTTCGTCCCCCCCATCGGTAACTGACGATAGCTCATTGGATGGCCTGTCGATTATCTCATCAGTCCAATCCTTGTTGAAGACACCTTGCTTTACACGGCGCCTCACTTCGTCAGGAGATAATCTATACCTGTCGCCAACCAGCGCCGCACTCTCGACATCCTTTGATGTAAGTGGGTATATGACAAAGTTCTTCAGGTCTACAAGGTCATGTGATGGCCCACGATACTTGGCTTCCTGATACTCCACACGCTTCGTAACGGGCCGGCCAGTCTCAGGGTCAATCATCGGCTGGCCGGTGAAATCGTCCATCACAGGCACATCATCCCATACAGTGCGATACTCTTCCCGCCATGTAACCTTGCCGATAGCCGTATGCGAGAGAAGCGACTCAAGGAACGTCTCGTCAAGTGAGTCCCTAAGCTTCATATACTTGCTCTCCATCTCGTAGAGAATATCCTCAACGAGCGGGGCAATAGGTTTGTCGGCGGGCTCACAGTGCTTGATGAGCGTATACGGCTTGACCCCAAGGATGATGTCATTAATCCGAGCGTGGTAGGTGTCAACTATCCACTGGGTCAAAGGGACATTGACATTCGAGCAGTCTTCCCATGGGAAGTTCTTCTCCGCGAGGTCCGACTCGTAGAACCGACGCCATACGTCCAACTTGTCGAACATACGGCGCATGCCATTGCGAGACTTGGTTATCTTCTCCAAGAGGTCGGCGCCAAGCCGCTTACGCTCATCGTCTTTAAGTTTTATGTTGATGTCTACCATTAAGCCCGCCTACCGTACCACTCGTAAGTCTTCCTAATTGCTTCTCGCAGCCCGACATTTACACTTAATCCAAGCTCTGAACGTGTCTTGCTGGTATCTGGAACATAACGCGATGCGCGAGAATCATTGACTCCTTGCATAACCACGTCAACACCCGTAATCTCGCCGATGATGCCAGCCAGTTCACGCATTGAAACTGCCTCTTCTGACCCAACGTCGTATGCATGCCCCGAAACACCATCAGCCAGAATGGCAGTAAGCCAGGCAGCCAAGTCGGAACCATACATATACGAACGAACCGAGGTCCCGTCGCCGTTGACTACTATTGGCCCACCACTAAGCGCATCCCGCATGAAGTTGCCAACCGCAAAACAACCATTGAGTCGCATGTGAGGCCCAACAAACGCATAACAGCGCGCAACCACGCTTTCATGCACGTCTTGGGCAAAGCACAGCCTCTCCGATTCGAGCTTACCGTGAGCATACTCGGTCACTGGATCATATACAGCGCCACTACTGACAAACAGGAACCTACCAGCCCCGCAGTGCTTTGCAAAGTCCAGCATCCTGCGTGTATTCGGAACTATCGAGGCCGGATTGTCATAGCTTACTGCTGCATGAATAACGTGCGTGAACCGCTCATCAGAGAACTCAAACGACGCTATGTCGCCATGAAGCCATGTAATTGCCGGGTCGCATGCAATCTCGGGATACTCCACGACAAAAGACCCCGGACGTCTCGACAACACAGTTATCGAAATACCGAGGTCACAATCTCTTGTTAGTGATATAAGGTGACTTAGAATCGAGTACCCAAAGAACCCAGTGCCGCCGGTCACGAAGATTCGCGCACCGTTGAGGCCCATTAACGCTTCTTACCACCCTTGCATTTACGAGCCATTAGATTCACTCCTTAGCGCCCCATACTCCACTTCCTCCAGCGTCTTGAAAGCCTTCCAGAAGTCGACAATTCGCTGCCAGAACGTGGGCTTAGGTTCTGGTTCGATGTATACAGGCAGGACATACAGGACCAGTTATATAAAATCGCCACTGCTCCAATGCCTCAATACGCTCCTGAAATGCAAGCGTCTTGGCATCCTTTGCTAGCCCGTTCCTCAATATGTGCTGCTCCAGTGCATCTACACGCTTCTTTAGCTTTTCGTAATCTCGTGCAATAGCGTCCATAATAATCCCCCCCCTAATATCCCGTAGCCCTATCCCGCTTATACTTAGTCTTGCGCGTCTCTCGCTCGCGAGACGGCATAACATACAACCCGCCCAGGCCATACTCCAGTGCACTCATCGGGTGAGCCCATGCATTCTGATCGGCGCATGCCTTATAGCGTCCAGTCTGACCTAACTCCTCATACTTGTAAGCACCCTGGAAACCCTCGCGTAGCATATGGCATCGGGGGTCAAGCAAGAACTTAGGTCGGCCACCTATCGCCCCGCGAAGCAGCTTAATCACGTTATCCTTGCGGTCGGTGAATGTAACAGGCCCCCTACGCGGGTATATCCTCAAATCGGCCAGGTCATCAACACACGACCGCGCATCCTTGCCCACTGTGGCCTTAGTCCATGCACTGGGGTCCGAATAGTCCACCCACTCGGCACCTGGAAAGCACTGCGTAGACTCAAGTAGCACGGCCTCTGCGAACGTGCCCATGGTCATAGCCCGCATCTCGCTGCGACCATCCCACGTGACAAGCTCACGAAGCACATTGACCCGCCCCATAGCATCCGTCTGCAACCATATGCAAGCGGGTAGTTGGTGGGTAGCTCCTAGGTCCCAGCCTCTGACAACGGGTCTCAGCTTGTCCCACAGAAGCGGCTCACTTGCTACATGCCAATCAGGAACGAATTCCTCTGCATAGATCGGCAAACCACTGCTAACCGTCCAGTCGAGGCCATACTCCTGCCTAAACTGCCGGTCACTAAGCCCCTGCCTTGCCTCACGTTCCCACTCGGGACTGCGCTTGTCGGGATCGGCTGAGTAGTGGAGCTCGAGGACGTGAATGCCCGTGTCTGAATCAAACTCGGTTATGCCTTGCACTACACCGCCCCACTTCCGTACAGCAACTGCCTTACCGGGCTCGTTGATTCAGGCGTGGTTACTAGGTCAATCCTGCCACCGCCCTGGATAGTCGGTTTAAGTGCCGACCATGAGTCCTCCCATCGATCCCAGAACGCAGCCTCGTCGCATAGCACCCTAGATGCACCATACTGTCTAAGCTGGTCGCTACCCTCGGCTACCGCATAGACATTGGATGACAGGGCTGGAAAGTAAAGCGAAGCGTTGCCGCGCCCGTTTTGTCCTGCCCTACGCTCCATAGCAGGCTTATTCGGCCACACGTCGGGGGGCACGTGATCATAGATGAACGCCAGCCTGCCTACAAGCTCGCAGCTTGTCTCAAACTTGCGCGAGGCTATGAATGAGGCTTGGTTAGCCGCGGTAGCCGTCTCGTACAAATACAACGCGCACATAAGCCACGAGATTATCATACGGCGGCTCTTAATCACCGCAAAGAGCTTGCAACACTCGCGAGCCTCGACTACGTGGCGCAAATACTCCAGGTCGGGAAACTGCCGCACGCTACCTGCTGCTTGGTCCTGGGTGTATACCGCTCGCGTGAGGTAGTCCCAGGGGCCCGCGAATGGGTTAGTTAAGGCGGTCTGGGTTTGGGCCTCGATCTCCAGTATGGCTATTAATTCCTTCTGTTCCGCTTCGGATAGCACAGATAAGCTCTTGGAGTCGAGCGGCACGTTGTTCAGGAGTGTATTCATTAACATTCACGTCTACAGCTTGAACAGGCTTGCCGTGCGCATAAGCAGCCATGAACTCAACTAGTTGCATTTGCACCTTATCGCCAAGCTGCGCCCACCGATCAAGCATGTCACGTAGTTTGCTGACACTATATTCGCGGCAAATGGCCTTGAAGTCAGGATCGAGCTTCGGCCGGCCGCTTGGATTTCCGCTTTGACCGGGCTTGAATGCCGTGCTGGGCAGTTTTCGTGTTTTTCCTCTGTTCGCAGACATTCCCTGCCTCACAATTGTCTACTACTCTAGCGTTTGGCTTGCCCCAAAAGGCAAGAGCCAAAAAGCGGTTACATGAATTGAGGGTGGGCTGTATCTGCTCAGCTAGTTGCGCCGACAAATATAGCGTAACGACGCCTGCGTTTCGGCTTTATGGCCTAACAGGTACAGCCCATCTGGTAACGTCAGTGCTTACGCTTGCGCTCCGCTTTGTCTTGTGGCCAAGACTACGCTCCAGCGTTTGCCCTACATGTATAAGGAGTTTTTCAGGACTTTTGCTGCATATGACCGGACAATATTTTTAGGCTTTTTGGCCAATTGCTATCAAACGGCCGGAATACCTCCCACAAAACGTCAAGAATATCAGCGGTTTGGGTTGTTTGCAGATTGTTAACAAGGCCGTTCATCCGCCTCATGACGCTGGTGTTGTGTATCCCCAGCTTGTTGCCTAGATCGCGCAAGCTGAGACCCGGATACTCAATTATCCAATTCAGTAGCTCGCGCTGCTTGTACGTGCATACCTCTTTGGCTGCTTTCCGTAGGGCACTTACGCTATATCCCACGAGTTCCGGGCATTCGCTCACCGCAATATCGTCCACCGTCATTTCGTCGGGTAGCTCAGCATGCTTGTTTGCGTGTTTTCTGTCATTCCAAGCCACCCCCTCTTCGGTTAGATTGGTGTAGCCCGCCCCTGCTAGTCGTCGATCAATCTCCTGTAACTCTGCTTTTGTTGGTTGTGTAACCATTGCCGTCCTCCGGCTGATAAGTAGTAGCTTTGTAAGCTCCACCTACTAGCCGTTAGGCAATCGATTGTGTCAACGCCCCCTGAAAAAATATTTTTGATTATTTGCAAAATAGGGGTTGACATATACTGTGGTTGTGATATACTGTGATTGTAGGATTCATTAAGCACAGTAGAGAGGGGATACGAACATGCCATGGGGAACTATTCGAAGAGCAACTGAAGAAGATGACCGGAATTTGCGAGCAGCCGCCGAGAAGTTCATCGAGCGACACGGCATCGAGTGTTGGGTAATTGGCGACGATCCGGCAGACGGCCTGACGGCGTTTTTGGAGATGTCTGGCGGCTCGTACGAACAGGAATGCCTACAGCGACGATTGCGCCCGCTGTGGAAACGAATTATACGTAGAGTGCTTGGCAGCCAAAATGCTGATGGCATCGCCTACGGTTACGTAGGATACCACCAGGACTAATTGAGAGGAGCAGGGAAAATGAGCAAATCATGGCATCTGGAGATTAGAGAGTCGGGCAGCGATTGGGAGCGAATGGACCCAATCCATAGTTACACTAAGCGTGAGACAGCAGAGGAGCGGGCACAAGGATACGGAGAGCTATATCCCAACACAGAGTATCGTGTTATGCCTGATGATCAGCTTATTGAGATCAAGGAGACGGTTATTAGCAAGGGTCAGCATGCTGGCGAGGAGGGTGTTAGGCTGTCGTTAATACTGCCGGAGGACAGACCAGCACCGAGCCTGAGCGATGTAACACGCGGATATTACGAGGGCTCAGAACATATCGAGCTTTGCTATCTCGCTGGTGGCTACGAGATAGCCGCCAATCAGTTAGGCACAGCCTCTATCTACGACGATAACGGCAACTATATTACCGACGATGCCGAGGTTGCCGTTGACATGGGCATTATCCGACGGATTGCCAACGAGTATATAGCCTAACACAACAACGCCCCTGCGTTGCGCGAACAACCAGGGGCATGGTCAAACCCTAACGAGGAGCAGATAAAATGAAACGTCCCGGCTACCAACAAACAACATTCGACCTACCCACGGAGCTATACGAGGCCATTCGCAAAGCAGCGTTCGACCGGCGCCTATCTATAACGGAGATTGTAAGGCAGGCGATTGCGGAATGGCTGGAGAGGCAGGGGGAGAAGTAAACCTGTGCATATTATGCACATTGCCCCTCAACCGAGGGGCTTTCTTTTTGGCATTATCTGAGCCCTCATAATGCCAATATAATGCCAAAGAAAACAGCCGAGACCTAAATCTCGGCTGTTTCACGCTCAAAATGTGGCGCCCCCTGGGTGATTCGAACACCCGGCCCACTGCTTAGAAGGCATCGTCAGCCCTGCATTTAGGGGTATTCCGAGGTATTTCACGCTCAACACTCGGTAACTCATGCAGGCAATATGCACCATTTAGTATACTACATAATGCCAAATAATGCCAGACTTCAGAGCATGTCACGGAAGATGTTTACGGACTGGTCGATGTCATGCGGCATTATGTGCCCGTATGTATCAACTGTTATTTTGATGCTCGAATGCCCGAGTCGCCTGCTAAGCACGTGAATAAGCGTGCCATCAGCAAGCATCATTGACGCATACGTGTGCCGCAGGGTGTGTATCCCGCACCGCTTGACACCGGCCCGCTTGCATATCTTCGGGAATGCCTTGCGCACCGATTCGATGTTGATTAGATCGCCGACCGCGTTAGGGTTTACCCATCCGTGCTCTTCCCACAAGTCGGCATTCTTCTTGGCCGTTTCTTTGATGCTCTCCTTGTGAGCCTTGAGCACATCCATCACAGCCGGATCAACCGGCACGGCACGCCTGCCGTATTCGGTCTTGACGTCGCCTATACTCATGTTCCAAGAGTGGGATTGCACAGCCTGTGTTACCCGGATGGTATTGCCAAGGAAGCTGATAGCACTCCACGTCAACGCCATCACTTCACCGATCCGCAAGCCTGATGTTGCAGCTATGAGAATGGGAATATAATAGTCGCTTTCCTTGGCCTTCGCTAGCACTTTAGCCAGTTCTTCCTTCGTGAAAAACTCCACTTCCGAGCGCCCGCGCTTGGGCATTTCAACGCCCTTGAATGGAGATCGGCGAATATACTGCCAGGCCACAGCATCATTTAGCGCCTTGCGGAGCGCCTTGGCTATGTGCCATATGGTTTGCTTGCTGAGCGTGGCCGTGCCATCAATCCTGCTTTTTGTTTGTTGCAAGCGGCTGATGAAGTCTTGAATCTGCACGGACCGGAGCTTGTCGAGTTTAATGTGTCCCAACGCTGGTATTATATGATTCCGGCATAACCCGGCATCATTGACTCTGGTTTTCTCGCTCACTTGCCTACGCTTGAGCCACTGCTCGAGGTAATCAGTAACCATGATTTGCGTAGGTTGCACATAGTCGCCGATATGCAAATCGTAGAGTATACGGTTAAGCTCCGCCTCGGCGTCTCGCCTCTCGCCTCTGATGGTTTTGTTATGGTACGTGGGCTTACCGTCCGACCCTCGGCCTTCATACCACTGAATACGCCATCTACCGGAACCTGCCGGACGCTCGCTAACGTGGCCTCTCATTAGAAGTTCTTTGTCTGGAGTGTTGGCATTGACTTTGTATTTGAATAAGGCAAGTCAAATGAACCAGTCATTACCTTTATCCTATTTGCCCCATCTGGTGCACTAAAAGCAAACGTACCCACAATCCGTGTAGACGAATAATACGTGATAGTAACTGTGCCACTATCGGAATACAGTGTGGTTGGAGTCCCATTGCCGCTGTAACCGATTATCCCCACGTTTTGATTGCCAAGTGTGTAGGTTGCCGGGACCGATACAGGAATCTGCACACTAAAACCAAGTGATATTTTACTGATTGCCCAGTTATCATCTGCCGCTGCCGCAGTTATGACTTGCGCACCACCTGTCATCGTGTCGAAGCAGAATCCTACCGCCGATGTTCCAGTGAATGTATACTCGTTAATCTGGGCGGACAGGTGGGTATTGACTGCCGGTACAATCGGCACATCCTCAGTAGGTGTTATTGGTGCCGTTGTTGTTGACCCGCCCCCGCCGCCTCCTCCGCATCCAGCCATAGCACAAACTAGCACAGCAATAAAGAGTAAGCAAAACCGTTTCATTTCTTCGTTCTCCTTTTTTGTGTTGGAGAATCTAAACTGCTCGATTCTCGATGCGAATCCAATTTTCGCCGTCGTAGATACAGATGGTCAGTTCCTCTCGCGGCTCGCATTCCAGGGCCTCTGTGTTGTCTGGCTCGCTAACCATCTTTGTCTTCAACCGGCAAACGCAAATCTTGTTGATACCTTGCTTGAGCAAATCGGTAGTAATAGACATGGCGCATCACCTACCCCAGGATTAACCAGTATCTATTACTTAGCTAATACTCGTATTGTTCCTCTTCTCTTCGTCTTGTTTTTTTACAAAATCGCTCTCTCATCGAATCTACCATCAGCACGCAAATCAAGTTGCACGCGCTCTAACGCGTCCGCTGACTCTTCGGGTAAGAAACCGGCGGCCATAAGAAGGTCGCTTTTTTCATCTCGCGATAGACGTAGTGCGTCACCAATCTCATGGATTGCCGTCCTGCTTGGATTGCGTTGACCGTACTCGTATTGCGTTACCGCGGATGGAGTCTTCCCCATTTTTATGGCTAGTTGAAATTGCGAGAACCCTTTCATTTTGCGGTACTCGCGGAGCTTGTTGCCAAACTTGCTATATGTTTTTTGTTGTTCACTCATACCTAGCATATTGTATCGCATTTCCCAACAACCTAGAGACATTGCTTCCAAAAAAGACTGTTGCATATTGCGTGTGATTCATTTAGTTAAAATAACCCAGTTTAGTCATTGCTATTCGGGCCGGCATGGGGTATATTCATATTGATGCTGATTCACATTGAATCATCTGCAAGGAGTTAACTATGCAAATCACAACCGGCAAAGACATACTGGCGGAACGCAAGCGGAGAGGAATCCCCGCCAATGGATTCTGTCGATTGTCCGGCATTGATCGAAACGTTCTGCGAGCCTGCGAATCCGGCGGATGCCTACCTACTCAAGACACCATTGATAAGGCACTGGTTCTGTTCGAGCTGTACGACCGCAAGCAGCAAGTAGCCGTTCGAGCCCTTGCAGATACAGTGTAGCTTAACACATTATGTTTGTAACCTGTAATTTATACCAGGATTCAACATTAATTATGCAAGCAACCGGAGGAAGTGTAATGGACAAGATTGACAGACCAAGAGACCGGGTTGAGACACTGACTTACAGCAGACGGACGGCGGCTATTGCGATGTGCCTTAGCGAGCGGAAGTTCGATCAAGTGGTTGTGGAGTGGGGCATTCCGTCGTTTCGGATAGACCGTTGCAGGCGTTATCGCAAATCCGACCTTCAGGCGGCGATTGACAGAGTGTTTGCCGAACAACACGAAGCTGCCTAGCACCCTGACAAACGCGAGTAGCGAGAGGAGCACGCAACCATGTTAACCCAGAGCAAGCAGGTTGTATTAGGGCGACGAACCTTTGTGATCGGTGAGTCACGGAACGGTATGACGAGACTCTACGTTGACCCGGACGATCCGAGCGAGGGGACGTGCTGGATGAATGACAAGGAGTTGGAGCAGTATCAGCGGCAGGAATGCCGCGTAGACGACGGGAGGAGGAGTTAGAGGAAATGCAATTATCGATGACAGCACAGGAAATGAGAAAAGCAGGCGCATGTTACCCGCTATCGAGGATCGAGGAATTATGGGCAGGTCGTGAACGACTTGCCGCGCTAGAAATACTCGACCTGGATATTCCCGATACGGACAAACTGTGGGGCGTCCTGCGCGAGGAGATGATACCAAAAAACGATTTGAGAGAACTAGCATGCCGCTTTGCCGAAATGGCACTGGCAGGCGAAGTCGCAAACGGGCGCACCCCTGACCAGCGCAGTTATGACGCAATACAGGCAGGTCGCAATTACGCTCACGGCAAAATCAATGCCGACGAACTGTCGGCGGCATGGTCGGCGGCAAGGTCGGCGGCAAGGTCGGCGGCAAGGTCGGCGGCAAGGTCGGCGGCAAG